AGAAAATGATGTGGATTAATTTATTTATGTGGGTAACAGCGATTATAGCTATAGCTTCACTTGTAGCTGCGGTTACACCAACTCCTCAAGGAGATAAATTATTAGCAAAACTTTATAAAGTTATAGATTTTTTAGCTTTGAATATAGGCAAAGCTAAAGATAAATAATGCCTAAAAAAACCGTAATGGAAGTAGCGGCACATATTGAAAGACACGAAGCAGTTTGTACTGAACGCTGGTTAGAAACTATCCATCGAATAAAACGTCTTGAACTTTTTGTTATTGCTACTTTAGTTACTTTATTACTAAGTGCTGGTGCTATTTTAGCAGAACAATTATTTTAAAATGACAGATGTTAACGAAGTATATTTTTCGTCCAGGGATCAATCGAGAGGGAACAGATTACTCTAACGAAGGTGGCTGGTTTAATGCCAACCTTGTTAGATTTCGTAAAGGACTACCAGAAAAAATAGGTGGCTGGGCAAAAGCTACTTCAAATACTTATCAGTCAACTGTTCGAGCTTTACATGCTTGGGTAGATTTATCTTTAACTAAGTATCTTGGTTTAGGAGCTACTTGGAAATATTACATAAAAGAAGGTGCAAACTTTTATGATATTACACCAATAAGACTGACAACCGCCGCAGGAGACGTTACGTTTTCAGCCACTAACGGAAGTTCTACACTTACAGTAACCGACACAGCTCACGGTGCACAACAAAATGATTTTGTAACTTTTTCTGGAGCCGCCACGCTTGGTGGAAATATAACCGCTGCTGTTTTAAATCAAGAGTACCAAATAGCAACGGTTGTTAACGCTAATAGCTATACAATTACAGCGAAAGACACTTCGGATGCAACTGTGACTGCAAACGCCAGTGACAGCGGTAATGGAGGTTCTTCAGTTGTTGGTGCTTATCAAATTAATGTAGGCTTAGACGTTTATGTTGAATCCACAGGTTGGGGAGTAAGCACATGGGGAGCAGGTACATGGGGATCTTCTACGGCAGTTACAGCTGCTAACCAACTGAGATTGTGGTCACACGACAATTTTGGTGAAGACTTGGTTATGAACGTCAGATCGGGGGGTGTGTTTTACTATGACATAAGCGCAGCTACTTTAGGAACTACTAGAGCTGTAGCTTTATCAGATTTAGCAGGAGCAAACTTGACACCAACAAAAGCATTACAAGTATTAGTCAGTGATGTAGACAGACACGTTATATGTTTAGGAACTGATCCTATATCGGGAAGCTCTAGGTCAGGAAGCATAGATCCATTGTTAGTCGCTTGGAGCGATCAAGAAAATGTCACAGAATGGGAGCCTTTACCAACAAACACAGCAGGATCTTTGCGATTATCCGCAGGGTCTCAAATTATAGGAGCCTTGCGAGCCAGACAAGAAACTTTAATTTGGACTGACACAGCTTTATATTCTATGAGTTTTATAGGTCAGCCTTTTACATTTGGCATAAATTTAGTAAATGAAGGTGTCGGGCTTATTGCTCCGAAGAGTGCAATTAATACTCCTAAAGGAGTGTTTTGGATGGATAAAAAAGGCTTTTATACGTACAACGGCTCTGTACAAGATATACCGTGCACTGTTCAAAACTATGTGTTTAGCGACCTTAATGAAAGCCAAGCTTTTCAAACTTTTGGTTTTGTAAATAAAGAGTTTGATGAGGTGGGTTGGTTTTATTGTTCAGGAACTTCTACTGTTATAGATAAATATGTTGTATTTAATTATGAAGACGGAACTTGGACAATCGGAGAACTTACTCGAAGTGCCTGGATAGATGAAGGCATATTTAATAATCCAATGGCGACATACACCACAAGCGATGTAGGATATTTATATAATCATGAAACAGGTAATGATGCAGATGGGGCTGCAATGGATAATGTTTTTATAGAATCTAGTGACTTAAACTTAGCCGACGGAGAAGATTTTCAATCAATTAGAAGAATCATTCCTGATATAAAATTTACAGGAGACGGAGGAACAGGACAAACTGTAAATGTGGTCGTGAAAACTAGAAATTTTCCTGCTGAAAGTTTATCAACGGCTACCACAGCTACTTGCACAAGCAGTACATCTAAGATAGATACTAGAATTCGAGCTAGACAAGTTGTGTTAAGAGTTGAGTCTGATGACGATAACACTTCTGGAGATAATCTAGGGGTTGGATTTAGAATAGGCGATACTAGAATGGATGTTCAGCCGAATGGTAGGCGATAGTGGCTAAGATATTAGAGACAAAATTACCAATCGCTATAGGAGAAATATCTCCTGAGACTTTTAACAGATTGGTTAGAGTTTTAGAGCTAAGTCTTAATAAAGTAGACATAGACTCAACGCTTTCTGTAAACGAAACACAACGTAACGAAAATCAGTTTCAAAAAGGTGATATTATTTGGAACCTAAGCACTGACCAACTACAATTATGGACAGGTGAGCAATGGGTAGATATTTATACGGGAACAGAAAATGGAGTAGAGGGTGTGGCTTCTCTTGGAAAAATTTCTGTTTCAACAAACGGATCAACTACGGTATCAATACTATGAATATAGATGAGTTAGAAAAAGAATTAATACAGGATGAGGGCTATGAATATGAGATTTATTTAGATCATCTTGGCTACCCAACATTTGGAGTAGGGCATCTAATATTAGAAACTGATGAGGAGTTTGGTAAACCAGTAGGTACACCAGTTTCAGAACAAAGAATTAAAGAGTGTCTTCGTAATGATATAGACATTGTATGTAAAGAATTAGATAGAAACATGGCATGGTGGACAGAACTAGATGATGTTCGTCAACGTGTTTTAGCTAATATGGCGTTTAATTTAGGTTTACCTAGATTAAGTAAATTTGTTAAGTTTTTAACCGCTGTTCAAGCGTCTGATTGGGAGAAAGCTGCTGAGGAGATGATGGACTCTAAGTGGGCTACCCAAGTAGGTAATCGAGCAGTCAGGTTAAAAGAAAAAATGTTAAAAGGAGATTAAAATGCCTGGAATGAAAAAAACTAAATATGCAAAAAGAGGAGGCGCTATGAAATCCTCTAAATATGCAAAAAAAGGTGGTGCTAAGAAAAGAAAAATGACGCGCAAAAAAAGAAAATAGGTGGCTCATTTAATTAGCAATATTCCACATTTTAAATGTTGGGTGAGAAGGGAATTTACTGCTAATCATAGTAACTACCACGGAGAATTTTTGCATGCTATTGCGTTCGCTGTTAATACTATTCCTGACCGTTCGTTAAGTTTTCAAGTTGTGTTTACAGGTTGTGAAACAGAATACGACGATTGGGAAGAGGGTAATATTCATGGCGGAGCTATGTGGGCAAGAATGCCGATACAAGGTTTAGTAGCCGATATTCCTTTAGAAGAGTGGGGAGAGCCTATGGAAGACCATATAGCTCAACCTTGGGATTGTGAATCAAGAGATCATTCTGTAATCGTTATGGATAGAGTTAGTTCTAGTCCGTGGCTTTGCAAAATAGATGGAAAGTTTTATACTGGTAAATATATGTTTACTGTAGACTATACAAACAACGAAATAGCGGATTGTCCTGCACAACATAAGCAGTCTCATGTTTTATATATAACAGAAGATTGTGAATGGAAAGGTAACTTAGTTGCATTACCGAATAATCGAGTAAGAGCAACAAGCCCTGCTTTGTGGGTTACTGGAGAAGGAGCACCAGATTTTACTCCTTCACAAACACTGCATTCTGCAGAAGGTCATGAAAGTTATTTAGACCCCAGTATAACTTTTAATAACTTATATCAGGAGGAGTAATGGCAAAAAAGACACATAAAACTAAAGACGGCAGAACAGCTAAAAAAGGTCTTTATTATAATATTAATAAAAAACGTAAAGAGGGCAGAAAACCTCGTAAAAAAGGAGCCAAAGGAGCACCTACAGCTGCTGACTTTAGACGTTCTGCTAAAACTGCTAAGAAGATTAAAAAGAAAACTAAGAAAAAATAGTGGCAAAAAAACGTAAGGAAAAACCTATAAAGCGCACTACAAAAGGAAAGGGCGCTAATTATCGACCTACGAAAAGTGGGGCAGGTATGACCAAAAAAGGTGTAAAAGCCTATAGAAAGAAAAACCCTGGATCTAAACTTAAAACAGCTGTTACAGGTAAAGTTAAAAAAGGCAGTAAAGCAGCAAAAAGACGTAAGTCTTATTGTGCACGTTCTGCAGGTCAGATGAAAAAGTTTCCTAAAGCCGCAAAAAACCCTAACTCGAGACTACGGCAAGCTCGTAAAAGATGGAAGTGTTAGTATGTATGAATATAGTTGCACAGTTGAAAGGGTGGTCGATGGAGATACTGTCGATGTTACTTTGGATCTTGGCTTTGACATTCTTCATAAGTGTCGCGTTCGTTTATATGGCATTGATACTCCCGAGTCACGTACTCGTAACAAAGATGAAAAGGTTAGAGGAAAAATGGCTGGGGCTTTCTTAAAAGAGGCTATAGAAGACGGAGAAAAAATAGTCATACAAACAAAACTTAAAGATTCTAAGGGAAAGTATGGTAGAGTATTGGGGGATATAGTTGTAGATGACGTAAATATTAATCAACTTATGGTTGAATGTCATTTAGCAGTAGCTTATCATGGACAATCGAAAGATGATGTAGAAGAGGAACATATGCGTAATAGAGCTGTTCTTATAGAAAAAGGTTTATTTAACCCTGAGGAAGTAAAATGAAAATAGGTGGATTATTAAAAAATGTAGTAGGAGCAGTAGCTCCTACATTAGGAACTGCTCTTGGAGGTCCAATGGGCGGAATAGCGGCTAATATGATTTCAGAGGTGTTAGGAGTACCAAATAACCCTAAAGCGATCGAAAAAGCTATAGAGGATGCTACGCCTGAACAGATGCTACAACTTAAAAAAGCAGAAAAAGACTTTGAAATACGGATGAAAGAACTTGATGTAGATGTGTTTAAGCTAGAAGTGGCGGACACTCAAGATGCTAGAAAGACGTTTAGTAGAGACTGGACAGCTCGAATCGTAGGTGTATCTGTGGTTGGTGGGTTTATGGGATATATATTTTTAGTTACCCTTCAGCCCCCTGAACAAAACTCAGAGGCTTTAATAAATCTTGTACTCGGCTACCTTGGTGGGTTAGCTAGTGCTGTTATAAGTTTTTATTTCGGCGCCTCAAATAAGTCGGATTAATGAAAAAATACATCAAAAAATACCCTATATATTTGTTAATTATATTGCCGTTTTACGTCACAGCTGACCAAACAGGTGACTGTACTGCTGGATCACAATATTGTGAACAAAACAGTTTAGATACAACGAACACGACAACCACAACGAATACAAACACGAATACAAACACGAATACAAACACGAATACAAACACGAATACAAACACGAATACAAATACCAACACATCGACTTCAACTAATACAAACACAAATACGAATACAAATACAAATACGAACACGAACACTAATACGTCAAACAACACCAACGTAAACACAACTACTGCAACAACTACTGCAACAACAAACAACACTAATACAAACGTTAATACGTCAACGTCTACGGTCAATTCAACGGTTAATCAAAATGTAAATAACACAACGGTTTCAGAAAATACAAATACAAACAACAGTACAAATACGAATTACAACGAATCAACATCTGAGTCTAATGTAACAACAGACAACACAAATACGAACAACAACAATACTGTATCGGACAACACTAATAGAAATATTAATGAATCAAATACTACGCAAACAATAAATCAAAATGTTAAAACAAACGCTCCCCCTGCTTCTGCTATTGCTCCTAGTATTATGTCTTACTCACAAGACCTATGTACCACAGGAGTATCAGGTGCTTTTCAAGGACAGGTTTTTGGTTTATCAGGAGGCAAGGCAGTTAGAGATGAAAACTGTGAAAGATTAAAGCTATCTAAATACTTATACGATACAGGCATGAAAGTAGCTTCTGTAGCTATACTTTGTCAAGACACAAGGGTTTTTCAAGCCATGGAAATGGCTGGTACACCATGTCCGTATAAAGGTGAAGTTGGGAAAAAAGCATCTGTAGCTTGGACAGAAAATAAATTAGATAGACCTGACTATGAAGAATTGAAAGCGAAGTACGTTAAAAAATGTAAAACTACTCGTAATTCAAAAGGTAAAAAGAAATCAGGAAGAACGTGTGTTGAAGAATTTATGGCTAGTTAGTTGTTTACTACTGTTTAACAGTTTACAAGCAAACTACACTTACGAGGCTAACCAATCACTATACGACCTACACGATAACGCTAACAATTTTCAAGGAGAGTTAGCGTATGAAGTTGTAGATGATGGTATCTCTCCTGCGATTGATCTTTCTTTTAATTTTACTTTTTATGGCTCAACTTTTTCACAAGCAAGAATGGCAACAAATGGCTGTTTGCATTTTGGCAATAGTGGTAGCTATTGCTCTGACTACACTCCAGACCCTATTAATGGGCAACACACTTACACACTATATCCCTTTTGGACTGATTTAATTAGAGATAATGACTCCCGTATGAAATCTTGGGGTGATTCTAGCAAGATGATTTTTGGTTGGTATAAAATGCGTGAATATAATCGCGCATCTGATAACAGCTTTGAAATCATACTTTGGAACAATAACTCTTTTGATTTTCGTTATAGAGAACTAGATATTATTAGCCATGATGTTTTGATTGGTGAGGTTGGATCTAATGCAAGTAACTCATACACTTATCTATACCATGACGAATGCAGTACTGGAACTACAAACTCTAGCACTTGCGTAAATCAGAATTGGAATGACACCTCGTTCAACACAACTTTAGAAAACGGAGGTAGTTTATACGGATTGGGTAGTGGCAACAGCATTGATTGTAGTAATTCTTTGAACGACTCTAGCTGTCCAGGATATGCAGCAGCTTACTTGACACAGCAATGCAATTTAGACGCTTTATATTCAACCGATTGCACTGGATATGACGCTGCTTACCTAACTCAACAATGCGGCTTAGACTCGTTATATTCAACCGATTGCACTGGTTATGAAGAGGCTTTACGTGATTACGAGTGTGACCAAGATCCTCAATACAGCCCAACTTGTTCTGGGTATATTCCAGAGGTGCTTGCAGTTATGATTACCCAAAACGGATTTGATGAACCAGAAACATATCAAATAACAGAGGACGAAATAATTTTATATACAGAGCCGTTTGAAGATTTTAACGAAGAAGAGGCGTTTGAAAATTTTAATTTCGATGATTTTAGTGACGATGAATTTTATGTAGATCCAATAATAGATGATTTTGATCCTATCGTTGAAAGCATATCTTTAGTTAGTAGTGTTAATGTTATAGATGTTTTTGATGCAGAAGAATTAGTAGAAGTCTTTACAACTAATGATTTACTAGCAAATACCGAAGAACTTATACAGCTATTTGAATTTGAAACAATTATTAGAGAGGAATTAGAACAAGAACAAGAACAAGAACAAGAACAAGAAGCACAATCAGAACCTGTTGAGGTTGTGGAAATAATAGAAGAAATTGAAGAAACAATAGAAATTGCAGAAAATGATGAAGAAGTTATAGAAGAACTTGAAGAAGAAACAGAAGAGTTGGTTGCAGAAGAAACGTCTAGTAGGGGTGGGATAACCTCCACTATGTTAAACGTAGTAAGAAATACAATAAGCGCAGCTTCTTCCAGTTTTAGCAATACCTCTGCATCTAACAGTACAAACAGCGTAGCTAATAACAACGCTTCATCTTCATCAGGAATTAGTACCAGTAATTCACCAAGTATGTCAGAGCAGATAACTTCAGCCAATGCACAAAATAATATGGTGCTATCTTTAAACACAGCCACAGACGATGTAAGTAGTGGTCAAACGCAAAGCGTAACTACAATTATTACACCATTAGCTACACTAGATTCTAGCCCACAGGTAGTCATGGCAGAAGTACAAGTACAAAATATGCAGGGTGAAATTGATACAGCAGTATCTGGTGCAATGACACAAAGCGAAGCGGATCAAATAGCAGATCAAATTATTGCTAATAATATCGAAGAACAACAAGAAGAACTGCAAGAAGAAGCACAAGAAACAGGAGAATATGCTGATCAATCAACATTAGTTGCTTATCTGGGGTATGTTCCAGCTTTTGAAGCTTACAAAGGCTATGAAATGCCTAAACAAAGTGAGTGGTATACCCCTAGAGATATCTATGCCGATGCGGTGATTAACGACAATAATCAAGCCTTTTACGGGCTTTCTACAGAAAGTTATAATACATTAAGTGAAATGATACAATTACAACCAAATTTATAGGAGTTTTTTATGGAATGGTTCGAAAATAAAACTACACAACTAATAGCTTTAGTTGGTATTGTTGGAACCCTAGCGGGGTTTGGCTATACAGGAGCTACTTATGTTAATAGGTTAGAAAACCTTGAAGCGCAGATAGGAGGTATTGGAGATACAGAAGACGCTCAAAAAATAATTGAGGAAAGATTTGCTGCAATAGAAACTTCAGTTGAATATATTAATAAATCAATAGATAGCATGGTTATACCAGATAACAGCGACCTAAAAGCTAGTATAGCTGGCTTAACACTTAGTGTTGAACGTATTCAAGTAGACCTAGAAAAATTAGAAAATAAAGATAAAAACCCATTAGCAGAGTAAAAATAAAGAAAACCAATAAATATATACAAAGTTAATACTCATGAAGTATAATCAACTCATCAGTTCTTTACTGCAGCCTTCGGGAACGGCTTTATCCGCTAATAAACCATACTGGGAACACTATGCAAATAATAAAGAACATATCAAATAAAGAAAGGATACTGCTGTGAGTTTAGAAGTTTTTGCTGCAGTAGTAAGTGCCTTATCTTCGGCTAAATCTGCCTTCGATCCTGAATCTTCAGGCGGTGGCGGTGGTGTGTCGGCAGAAACGCAATCAGGTAGCAGCGATTTAAATTATACTCCTGTAGGTTTAGAATCTTTAGAAATAACTCCTTTCGAATACGCTCTTTTAGAAGACGTGTATAAACAACAGGTAGAAGAACAGCCACAACAAATGTATTATGGTGGTCCGCTGTATGCAGAAAATGGCGGAGGTATTGGTGATTTATTTGAAGACATAGAAGTTTCTATGGAAGTCCCTACAGCTCCAACCCCAGAAGAATTTTTTGAAGAAGATAAGAAAATAGATAGACAAAGACGTAGAGATTTTATGACTGATACGTTAGCCGATGTTGCTTCTTATATAGATTTATTAGCAGAAACTAAACAGTTATTAGACCCAGAAACTCGATCTTCTATTCGTGGTCGAGGTAATATAGTTCCAGGAGCGAGAGGACAAAGGGGAAGAGCGTTATCAAATAAAGACCTTAGAATCGGAGGCACAACTATTAACCCTTTCGAATATAAACAATACAAAAACGGTGGCGAAGTTGATGCGGTATTGGATAGAAGAATGTTCGCCGCTAACCCCATGTTTCATGGTGGAGATGTTAGAGGTCCAGGTGGTCCGAAAGATGATTTAATACCAGTAATGGCAAGTAACGGTGAATTTATGTTATCTAAAGCGGCGGTAGACCAAGCGGGCGGTGGAAACCACTCCAAAGGTATTGCTAGATTAGAAGCTTTTAATGAATTAGGAAACCAGAGATATGGCTGATAGAACGCAACGAGAATATACGGCTCAAGCCCCTGCAGGGTATATAGGGGATTTTTTACAACAAGGTATATTCCCTTATTTAGGTGCTTTTTTACAAGACCAATTTACAAATATAGGAAGACCTGACGCAACTCCGTTTACGTATACAGGTGAAAGGATAGCGCAATTCGATCCTAGAGAACAATATGCTATGGATTTATCCGATGCGGCTATCGGTTCGTATAGACCGTTTGTAGCAGATGCTTCAGATATTTTATCGACAGGCGCACAAGATTTAAGAAATATACAAGGCGCAGGTTTAGGTGCTTTTGGAGAAGCAGGAGCAGCAGCAGAAGCAGGAAGAGGTGAATTTGATCCAGCTTCCGCTAGTAGATATTTTGATCCATATGAAGATCAAGTAGTTCAACAAACTTTATCTGATATTAGTGAAGGATTAGCTAAAAGCGATATGGCGCTTAGAGACAGAGCTGTTGACGCGGGAGCTTTCGGAGGTTCTAGAGGTAGATTAACACAAGAAGAATTAGCAGAAACAGTAGGTAGAGGAGCAGCAGAACAAGTAGGAGCTTTACGTAGTAAGGGTTTTCAATCATCTCTTCAAAATGCTATGACAGGTTTTGAGGGTGCTCGACGCAGAGACCAAGGAGCAGGACAGTTATTTACAGGTATAGGTACTGGTTTAGGTTCTTTAGGTAACGTGGGCGCGTCGGGTATGCAGCGTTTTGGAGCGAGTACGGCGGGATTAGGCGCACAATTAGCGGGATTACAGCAAGGAGATATTAATCGTACTATGGGTATAGGTTCATTAGGTAGGGGAAGAGCTCAATCTGAATTAGATAGAGCTTATTCTGATTTCGTAGGAACTTATAATTTACCAATGACTACATTAAGTAACGTTGGTTCTGTATTAGGGGCTCTCGGACCGATGGCAGGTGGTTTTGGATACGCAGGATCTAATTTTGATGCTGACACTAATTATACAGGTGCAAATGCAGGTAGTCTTTTTTATCCAAACACAGGACCAATGGGCACAGTAGGTGCTAACTTTTATGGCGGCGGAGCGAATCCTATGGGAGGTGGGGTGAATCCTTATCTTGGCGGTATATACGGATCAACTGTAGGAACACAAACATACGGCATGAATATGCCGATAGCGGTGATGTAATATGGCAAACGGAAGACAAAGAGGCGGATTAGGAACACTACCATTCCCAACGTTTAATGCAGGCGGACAAGGTGGCGTAATACCGCAATTACAACTTAGACCTGCACCAATTAGGTTTCCTCAAGCAGGAGGCGGTGGAGGCGGAGGAAGTAGAGGAAGCAATACGGGATTAGCTGCTTTATTGCCATATGGAATTCAAGCTATAGCTGATAGATACGGAACAACTAAAACAGTCCAACCCAGAAAACGTGCTCCGTTACCTCTTGAAGGAAGGGGCGGAATAACCCGAAAAGATATGGATGAGTATATTTCAAACCAAGCGGGTTATATGGCAGACCAATTATATGGACCTACTGTTCTCGAAGAAAAAAATCTTCTTGGTAAACTTGCTCCTGTTGCTAGTTTTTTAGGAGCTGCAGCATTTAACGATCCCTCAGAACAAGCTGCGTATGTTCAGTCCTATGGAAATATTCTTTCAAGTAAAGCAACAACAAAAGATGATCCTAAAGCACAATTTACAGCTGATTATGTAAAAGCACAAATGGGGAGAACTTACGGAGTAGCTCCTGCATACAAGATAGGGGACGAAACACAAGCAAGAAATGCTATAAAAAGTCCTAATGGTCAATTTTTTATACACAGTAAAGGTGAGGAAGTAGATAGAGATGTCCAAGGTAATCTAATAGAGGCGGGAAAATATTATGTAAGTCCTGATTGGATAGTTGGAGAACCTCCTGCAGCAGATTTATCAAAACTAAACACAAGCAGCAATAATGCAGAAAAAGAATGGGTAAAAGCTCGTACAGGCATCGAAACAACAAATGACATGTTGTTATCTGCACTTCCTGCAATTAACACAGTTTTGCAAACTACTATTTCAAGTCCTGAAGTAACTACTTGGTTCTCTCCTTTAAACAGGTTAAAAACAGAAGTAACCGTAGCGGCTAAAAAATTATTTCAAAATAATGAAGAAGAATACCGATTAGCAGAGAAAAATGGTCAGATTACTTGGTATAAACCCAGTGAGGGGGTGAATGAAAACTCTGCGATATCGGACACAAGTCAAGACCAGTTTGTTTATTTAGACGAAGTGCTCAATCCTGAAACAGGTCAAATGATGACTATTGAAAAAACGTACAGCTGGAAGGCAACGTTTGGAGATATTGCTCAAGATGCAGCATTTAGATCAGCTATGTTAAATTTAGCCTATGTTGCTGCTGCCTCTACGGGCAACACAGGAAAAGCATTATCAGACAGAGACTTAGCTTTACATTTACTACAACTAGGTGCTCCTTTCGAAGGGGGTGGAACTAAAGCTCCTGAAGCAGTTATTAGGTCTATTACAGATTGGTATGGTAATCAAATAAGAAAGCTAGACACTCAAGCAAGAGCATTAGAAACAGGTAGTTTAGGTGCGGATTATAGAAGATTAACAAAACAAGCAACGCCATGGGCAGAAAAATGGTATTCAGGAGAGCCTGATGAAAAGTTGATTAGAAAAATTATTTCTCCAACTGCTTCTTGGATTAGAAGCGGAGAAGAAGAACTTTTAAAATATAGAGAAAATTTATATCAAGCTCAAAAAAAGTACGGAGACTCCGTCATTTCTCAAGACCCGTTAATAGGTTTTGACTATCAAAGTTTTTTACGAAACAGAATGAATCAACAACTTCCTGAGGGCTCTGCTGAGGGAACTGTTCCTGTGCCGCCCGCCACCAGTAGAATTTTTAATCCAAAACCTCAACCAACCACCTGATGAGTACAGTACTTCCATACGAAGATTTTCTAGAGCAACCTAGTGAAAATAATCCTAATATAAAAATAAAGGATATGTATGACGAAGAGCAATTACAATATCTTTATCAATACAACTCCATAAGTGATGAAGCTTTAAAATCTACAGATAAACTGTGGCTTCAAGAACGAGGCATTTCTTTTTCAGATTTAATGGAAAGTCTTTTAGATAATCGATATAGATCACAGCCCGCACCTTTAGAACCCCCTCCTTTGCCCGTAGAAGTAACAAGTACAGATCAATGGCAGGCTTATTTAGCCTCTAATGCAGGACAAAAAGATTTTAAACCAACCACAGATCCTGAAAAAATAGGTAAAATTCTTAATCCAACAAATCCTTATTTTAGTATGGAGAAATTACGTAAAGCGGTTGATGAAAACGTTCCAACTAATTTAGCTCGAGGAACAGCAGACTATGCTCTAAGTGCTGGAGAATTTTTAACAAAAGGTTTAGACTATCTCAAACCTAGTAATTTTGGACTTCGTAAATGGGAAAAACAAAAAGAATTAGCAAAAGCAGGTGTTCCCTACGACGAAGGAGCTCCATTAGGGGAACGATTCAGAGCAGCTTTTGTTCCAAGAGGAATTCAACCAGAAACAGTAGCAAACATAGCATACGCTGCTGGAGAGCCTGTTCCTGAAGACCCTTTCGACCTGACCGCTGAATTTTTGTACCCAGGAAGACCTGAAGGACAACAAGGTCCGATTATTCGTAAAACCCGAAAAGACGATGGAACGATAGAAAAAATATTTCCATTTAATGACCCAGGAGTCACTGCAGAAGATTTTTTACATTACGGAATACGTGAAGCTATCCCACTAGCAGGAGATGTTGCTGTTTCTGCTGTTATTTTAAACAGAATTAAAAAAGGACAAAAAGGAAAGTTTTATGAGGGTCCTTGGTCTAAAGTAAAAAATTGGGGGGCTTTTGCAGCTGCTTCAGGTTTCGGTACGGCTGCTGCTGATTTTATGCGATTAACTGCGGGAATTCAATACGTTGATCCTGATCTAACATGGGAAGAAGCTATGCGGGAATCAGGTTTAATTGGAGCATACGCCACAGCAGGGGCGGGAGGTGCAACTGCAATTTTAAACGGAACGCGGGCAACGTATAATTTCTTTACTGGTAAGAATCCCCCTGTGTTTATGGTGCGGAGATTAAAAGAACTTAGGGATGATTATCAAAAGGGGCTTAAAAATAGAAACATAGAGGAAGGAACTCCAGAAGCTAAAGCTTTATTTGATGAACTATTAGGGGCAGCTCCTACAGAAGTTGCTAAAAGAATGGAAGAAGTTACTGGGCAAACTTATAAAATTTTTTTAGGAGAGGGTCAGTACAATGCGGACGCTAATTTCGCATTAGCTTTGTTAAGTCAATTAGAAACATTAGGGCTTCCTAAAAGTAAAACAGTAGAGGTTTTACAAGATCAAATATTGAACAATGAAGTTGCTCGAAATATGTTTGCTCAAAAACTTCTTTTAGCTTCAGGCACAAAAGAGGGGGCACAAAAAGCAGCAGCAGAATTAGGACAACAATTAAATGACGAAACTATTCCTAAATTGATGAACGAAGAAATTGATCGGTCTTGGAATGTGTTTAGACAACAAGTAGAACAAGGAAAAATTGATCAAAGAATTTTATCAGAGTTAGGTATTGAAGACGCAACAGTTTTTGGATTAAAACCTGCCACAGATGCATTACCTGGTGAATTAGGTGATGACGTGGCTATGAGTAAATATTTATTTAAAGAAATACAAGACCCTACTTCGAAAAGAAACGCATTAATGGATCCGAGGATTAGTAGACTTCATCGACTACAAAGAGATTATTTAGTTCCTGTAACAAAAGAATTAGAGGCATCTTTAAATAAATACGGAGGTTTAAAAGTAAACTTAACTCCAACATCCCCTATGGCAAAAGAGTTTAACAAAATTATGAAAGGGGAAGGGCTTAGTATTTTAAGAAGAGATAAAGCTTTTAAAGAGTACTTAGTTAAAAACGTAGATGGGGAAAATATTAGAAAATCTATCGCTAGACTAGAAGGACGAGCTGGCGGACCATTTGGTAGCGGACAGTCGATGAGTTTTAGAGAACTACATGATTTTAGAATACAGCTACATGAACTAAGAAACACTATAACAGGGAAATTAAGTGAACCTTCAAATAAAGCAGTAACTTCGTTAATTGGTGCGGTTGAAAAACAACAGGATTTAATCTTAAGGAGAGCCGCAAAAGATATTAAACCTCAGGGGGTAGGTGTTGATAAATTTATGTCAGAAACTGGGTTTGGAAATGACTACTGGAAACAACTTATCGAGTATAGAAGAAGGTCGAAACTAGCTAATAATAGATACATTAACCAACTTATGAAAAGTGGGGAAGAGTTTGATGAATCTTTATTGCCAACCCTTATGGCAGCAAATCAAAAAGGATCTTATTCTCACCCAATCGCAAAACCTTTGATGACTATGTTGCGTGAACAAAGTGAAGAAGGTGGACTTGACGCTATTAATGCTATTCAAAAAGCGGTAGCTCAAAGATACAATAGAGACGTTATTCAACCTTTTGCAGAACAAAGAAATTACACAGGTATGAAAGAACTTCATGACTCGTGGATGGAAAAAAATGGAGGATTATTACGATCAGTTTTTCCTGATGAAGATTTTAATGTTTTTAACAATATGAATAGTACTCAAAGATTAACTAAAAATTTAATAGAGGAAAGAGATAAAGTTTTTCAACAAATAGCCGATGAATACGCATTAGTAAACAACAGGACAGCTAATCCTGAAGAAATGATTTTAAGTATTATTCGAGGCGAAGGTTATGAAAATGCTGCAGGAGCCCAAGCTGCAAGGAATAAATTATTTCAAATAATCAAAAGAAGTAAGGACAAAACTTTACGAAAAGAGGTGAACGCGGTGGTTCGTAAAGATATATATAATCGAATTGTAGAGGCTGACCCTGCTAAAGGAGGTATGACAGGGTTGTTAAGAATTAATCCGCAAAAACTTAATGATCTTTTAACGAAAGATTTTTTAGTTGGGGTTAGTGATGATTCTGTAAGTTTTAAAAAAGCTTATAAAAATTTCTTAAACCCAGAAGAAATACGCGATCTTTATAAATTAAATGCAGCAGTTCAAAGTGAAGTTCAAAGAAAAATAGCAGGTAGGAATATTTTCGAAGAGGCGGGGGCAATAGGCGCTAAGGAAGATGTAGATATTGCTACTTTTGGTAGGTTAATTTTTGGACCACTAAACCCAATGACTTATCGTATTGGTTGGAGACAAAGAGCTCTTGCTGAAAAAACTCAAGAATTTTTAACTGAGCTAGTTTTAGATCCAGAACTTTTAAATAAAACTATGCAACAAATTAATAGAAAAGCTAATATAGATCAAACAATTAGATTTTTATATTCTTTAGATTCAGTAACCGCACATGATATAGGAAGAGAATTACAGTTGAATTATTTAGATGATGAAACAGGAGAAAATCCTTTTAGGTCTGATGCATTCAGAGAACAATTAATAGAATTTGTCAGACCTCCTACGATGAAAGTAAAAGGATCAAAAGAAGGTTTCATTCCTGGAAGAGAAGTTTTAGAATACAGTCCTGTTGGTGCCGCAGGTACGGCAGCTGTTGGAGTAAGCGAGCTTTTTAGCGATGAAGGATTAGCTAGTCAACTATTAAATAGAGGGAATAACTAATGGGTCCAGGATTTGGCGGAATAGATTTAGGTGGGTTTGCGTTACCAGACTTAAACATAGATGAGATCAACGCGGGCATTGCATCGCAAGTCGCTCAATATCTTGCAGAACAAGAATTAGCAGAGGCGACTAACGAATACGAAAAAGACGCGGCTGAAACAAAAATAGAACAAGTTAATGAATTTCAAACAGGACTGGGTTCGTTGCCTCCTGTTGTAGAGGAAATAATGCAGACATTCATTATGGAACCTGATAGATATGAGGATATAAGGAATACAGTTGTAAATGATAAAGTACCTTTCGAAGATTTTCCTGCATCCCCCAATCAATTTGACACCATAGAAGCTATTTCTGATAGAGATTTTCCTACATTCGTAGAGCCTTCAGCACCTCTACCTCCTAGCATACAAACAACTATAGAACAAATAATAGAAAACTCACTTCCACCAGCCCAGGTTGTACCTGAATCTGAATCAGGTATTCCCAGCATGATTGACCCTCCACGCACACCGACAGTTAACCCCTTTGTAGGCACAAGCGTAGCAGACTATATTGTGCCAACAGACAACACCATAGAGGCTGTCTCTGATAGAGATTTTCCTACATTCGTAGAACCTATCCCATCTATAGACGCTTATAATCCAAATTATATGAGCGGCGAAGATGAAAGGTTTATAGCCATACAAAACGAAGCACCATACAGACCTGATTCTGAAGTAATTTTAGCAGAAGACGACCCAGTACCATTTCCAATAACAGGAGAAGACTTAGGTTTGCCAATGGGAGAAGGAACACCAATGCCAGCTGGAACTATAATTGAAGGTGATCCAATAAGACTGCCAGAAATGGATCCAAACTTCACAAGAATAGTTCAATCTCCCGTCAGTAATTTAATACAACAACAAAGAGCCGCGTATAATTCAGCATTACAAAATGCAGTATATAACCCACAACCTCAACAACAACAAGCATACGTTAGACCTATGTCTGCTGCAGAGTTTGGAAGCAGACCAGGACAAGAACCTGTTACAACCATAGGTACACCAAACCCAACTATAGGTACACCAGATCCTTCTACTGATCTAGGTTATCCTCGTCCTGAGCTAGGTTATCTAACGATGAGAAGAGGAGGAGCACTTAATTCAGGATTAGGCGGGTTGCCACCGATGCAACAAAACGATAAACTAACACAACTATTCGCACAGTCGTTTAGACCAAGGAGATAAATATGGCGATGACACCAACAGAAGAAATAATGATGATGGGCAAAAGAGCAGACGTACCTATGGGTAATCCTAATGCACCTGCTAAAGAAGCTGGAGCACCTCCACCAGAAGCTATGGAAGCTATGGCGGCACTTATGGGTAACGAAGCAAGTTTAGGTTCAGAGATGGACAGACAGATGCCTGCGGACAGTGGTGAGATGTTACAACAAGACGCAGGAGCTTTAGCAGAAGCTGTAGTTGGTAGAACAGGAGGAGACGTACAACAAGCTTTGATGTTATTAGATGACGCTAAAGCTATGTTAGAAGCAGCTGCTCGTGAGCCTCAAAGAGCCGCAGAAGGAAAAGCGTTAAAACCTATTCCTGAAGGTAATAAAGGATTACCTAAACTTGATAAAGACGTAAGAAAGAAAATGGGCTTTATGGCTGATGGTGGAGGGATAGATGATTTATACGACAGTATGTATAAAGACAGAATAAGTTAACCGATCCAATCTTTCCATTTATCATCACCTAGCACCTCTTGTGCTAGGTTGAGCTTGTTCCGCAGAGCTTTCACAATTTTTTCATCAACTGTATCTTTCGATATCAAATCAATATAAGTTACTTTATTAACCTGTCCGATACGGTGCGCCCTGTCTTCTGATTGTAATCTTTTTTCTAAATCGTAATTATTGCTGTAATAAACAACGTTACTAGCTTGGTGTAATGTGATTCCGTAACCACCTGTTTGAGTATTACTTATTAGATATTGTAAGCTAGAGTTGGGATCTTGAAACCTATCGATAATAGGCTGTCGTTCCTCCTCTGGCGTACCTCCATAATAGGTAGCTACCGCATCAGTTCCTACAATATCGTTAAGAGTATTTAAAATACGTTTTATATCGTATTGGTAATTAGCCCATATAATTGTTTTACCCTGTATTTCTTCCAATACTTTTAATAATTCTTCTAATCGATTGTTTTTAATTTCTATTTCTTCACCTTGGTCATGTTTTACAAAACCACAAGTAACTTGGTGTAACCTTAATATCTGAGTTAGAACCGAGCTAACGCTAACTATTTCATTCGATTCAAGTTCCGCGATAGCATAGTCTTTTATTTGGTTATATATTTTCTTTTGTTCAGGTGTAAGTTCTACTTCTCTTTTTTGATACACCTTATCAGGTAAATCTAAACATTCTTTCTTAAGGACACGGTACGAAAACGTAGATACCTTATCAGATAGTTCGTCTAAGTTTTGATAACCGACCACTTGTCTAAAAGTTCTCTGCCCCATGCTTCTATTAATTACTTTCGCGTAATGATTTTGAAACGTATAGAATGACGAATAGCCGAGCAACTGAGCGCATAGGAACTCTGATTGACTGTATAGGTCTAGTGGTGATTGGGTAACAGGAAAACCTGTTAAAATACGTCTGTATTTGCTTTGTAATGCCAACTTAACGAGGTTCTTTGTCCGTTGTGCTTTCGGGTTCTTTATTGTGGTAGATTCATCAACTGCCATCATGGCGTTATGAGTTAGTAAAAACTTTTCTACAAACGCCACACCCTTCTTAGTACTAAAGGCTTCTACGTTAATAACTAATATCTTTAAATCGTCTGTAACTTCGAATAACTTTGTAAGCTGTAATTTTTCTTTTTTATTTGGTGCAGGGTTCCATACGCCTATACGCCTTATTATATGTTCGGGCATATGGGTTGGTATCTCACGTTCCGACCAGTTCTTATATACGCCTTTCGGTGCGATTATTACAGCGGCGTTGATAGCTCCTCTGTCGTAGAGTACAGCTATATTATCAACAAGTACTTTAGATTTACCTGTTCCCATTTCCATGAAATAAGCATATTCTTTCTTATCCCATGATCTTTTCAACGCCTCAAGCTGATGCTCGTACGGCTCCGTTTTAAACTTATATTTCATAACAAACTTTCTAATTTCTAATCCGATATATTATATATAAATTAAATAAAATATAGTCCAAACAGAATTATTTCCTCGTGCCCTCTCATATTTCTAATAGAATTCACTGTTTCTAATAGATTTTCTTTGAAAACTAATAGACTGTACCCCTCTAGATTCCAACGTTTCTTTAAAAATCTATTAGATTATTAGAAATATTAGTACTTTTCGTAAATTATTTTTTATAAATTTTTTATTTTCCCAGATAACTATATCTAATATCCCTTTACTTTGCCGTTTTAGAGGAGTATCTTTATAGCTCTAGAAATTAGAAAGGAGAAAAATGACAGTATATGTTGTTCAAGAAGTAACAGGACGCAATATCGCCTCTGCTAGACAGTATGGTGATTTTGAAGTTTTGTTGCCTCCCAAAACCAATATAATGCTAAGTGCAGGTCCATCAGTTAGAAGAATGAAAAGAATACTTCAGGACTTTAAAGATGAAGACTACTTATTATTAATTGGAGATCCAGCAGCTATTGGGGTTGCGTGCTCCATCGCTGCATTTTTTAATCGAGGTCGTTATAGTATCCTTAAATGGGATAGACAGGAAGGAGTATATTACCCCGTCCATATCGACCTACATCAGAAAGGAGAATTATGAATAAAGAAAACCCAACTTTTGAAGAACTCATTGGCGAGGAAAATGTAGAATCGTTTAATGAGATTAACGAAGGTGAACTTTCATTAGTTTCTGCTTTAGCTAATAAACAGGTTCAACTAGCTCAAGAACTAGCGAGTTTAGAAGAAGCTGTTAAGGCTAAAAAAGAAGAGTTTAGATTAACTTCAGAACAAGAGTTACCAGAGGCTATGCAAACTGCAGGGCTGACGGAAATAGTACTTAGTACAGGTGAGAAGATCACTATATCTGAGTTTTATAACGCTCATATATCTAAAGCTAATCAAGACACAGCGTATCAATGGCTAATCCAGAACGGACATGCGGGCTTAATTAAAAATGAAGTTTCGCTTAAGTTCGGTAGAGACGAGGAAAGAGTAGCTGAAGAAACAGTACTCGCTCTAAAATCTCGTGGACTTGCGCCTGAGGTACGTCAAAGCGTTCATCCTAGTACGTTAAAGGCTTTTGTAAAAGAGCAGTTAACATCTGGGAAGGACATACCTACAGAACCATTTGGAATCTATATAGGTTCCAAAGCTATTATTAAGAAGGATTAATATTATGGCAGAAGATAAAACAAGCCTAGCTGAGGCGAAACAAACAGCAATCGCTACTTTTGACGATGATCTATTATCAGGTGGCACTGGACTTGAAGAAACTACGACTGAGGATTTTGCGATCCCATTTATTAGAGTACTTCAACAAATGTCCCCACAACTTAATAAACAAGATGGACGTTACAATCCTGATGCACAAGCGGGTATGCTTGTCAACACAGTAACTAATGAAGTTTATGACGGTGAAAAAGGTATTACGGTTGTGCCGTGTGCCTATGTTAAAAAATATATCGAGTGGGTTCCACGTGAGAAGGGGGGTGGTTTAGTTAACGCTGACCACGGAGCTTCTATACTTAAGTCTTGTAAAAAAGATCCAGAGTCACGTAGACTTTTTCTCGATAACGGTAATGAGATTGTAGAAACTGCACAGTTTTTTGTGTTAGTTTTAGAGCCTTCTCCACAACAAGCAGTTGTAGCATTTACCTCGACACAGTTAGGAGCTTCTAGGAAGTGGCTAACTATGTTAAGAATGGCTAGAGTAAAAACTAGCAAAGGTCAGTCAGTGTCCGCACCGATGTTCGCTTATCAATATAACTTGGGAACTTTATCTCAATCTAACGATAAGGGTTCGTGGAACGGTTTCACTGTAAACCAAGAAGGTCCAACCGACGTAGAAACAGCACGACTCGCTAAAGAGTTTATGGATGCTGCGAGAGCGGGTGATGTAGAAGTAAAAGAAGAGCAGCAACGAGACGGAGCTTCAGTAGTAGATATACCTACTGACTCTGAGGAAGATGCTCCATTCTAAAATAAAGGAGAGAACATATGTCGTTAGCAGAGGAATTTGCTACACGTTACGCTGGATTGCGACAAGCATATGGAACCTTTACCGCTACGAATGAATCACGGGAAGATGGGAAAGCAGGTGGTCGAAACGTTACTATATCTAAAGAGTTATCTGAAAAAGATATTCTTGAGTTATGGAATAACCACCTGTCAGGTGAACAAAGCATTGGGCTCGTTCCGATTGACGAGAACAATGCTTGTGTTTGGGGTGCGATTGATGTTGATGAATATCAGTTGGATCTCAAAGGGCTATCTAAGAAGTTAGCTAAACACGATTTACCTCTAGTCCTATGTCGTAGTAAGAGCGGTGGAGCGCACATATACTTGTTCATTGAAGAGCCAGTACCCGCGTCACTATTACAAAGAAAACTTAGGCAGTTAGCCGCGTCCATCGGATATGGTCAGGCTGAGATATTTCCTAAACAAACACAGTTGTTATTAGACAGGGGAGACAGAGGTAGTACATTAAATATGCCATATTTCGGTGGAGAAAGCTCTACTAGGTATGGGTATGGAAAAGAAGGTCAGGCATTAAGTCCTGAAGAATTTATAGAAAGAGTTAAGGAAATTACCTTAACTGTAGACGAACTAGAAAAGCTAGAGGCAAGTCCGCTAGTTGATAAAATCGAGTGGTTAGATCAATCACCTCCATGCATACAACATTTAGTTGTTCAAGGTTTTCCGAAAGGAACTCGTAATTCTGGTTTGTTTAACGTAGGCGTATTCTTACGTAAGAAGTATCCTGATGAGTGGGAAACTAGGTTAGAGAAAGTAAACCTAGAATATATGCAACCTCCATTAGGTGCTCAAGAAGTCTTAACTATAACAAAACAACTAAAAAGGAAAGATTATTTCTACAGGTGTAACGATCAGCCGATAGCGAGCCATTGTAATAGTCCTCTATGTAGAACGAGGAAACACGGTATAGGAGCTAACGGCGGTACGCCATTATTTAGTAACTTAACTAAACAGGATAGTGATCCACCTATCTGGTTCTTAGACGTTGAAGGAGGACGATTAGAACTAGAAACAGATGATTTATTAAATCAAAATAGGTTCCAACGTAAATGTATGGACGCCTTAAATAAGATACCACCGAAGGTAAAAGATAACGTTTGGAGACAGATAATACAGCAGTTGTTAGATAGTCTAACCGTTGTTGAGGTGCCTAAAGAATCTTCTACCGAAGGACATTTCTTAGAGCTACTAGAAACGTTTTGTACCGAAAGACCTGCACGTGAAAAAGATGAACTACTACTTCATAAGCCGTGGACAGATATGGGTAAAACTTATTTCAGATTAGCTGACTTAATGGAGTACCTACATAGGAATAACTTTAAAGAATATCCTAGAAATAAACTTACTGCTAAGTTAAAACAAATGGAAGGCAGTCCTCACTTCTTCAATATAAAAGGTCGAGGTGTAAACGTGTGGTGTATTCATGAATTCGAAACTCAGACCGAGTCTCACGACTTACCTGAGTTTAACGAGAATCCAATATGATCCACTATAACAAAGACGCTATGAAGGAATACGTTCCGTATATAGAAAAATGGGACGCACCTTCTCAAAGAGTTTTTAACGGTAAGGTTGTAGAGGGTAGACCAACTAGAGCGTTCGGAACGAAGTCTTTCGAATATGCAGGCAAGTTATATGAACCTGATCCGTGGACAAAAAACATGGAATGGATAAAACAAGGGGCGGAGGAATACACTAAAAATATTACAGGACAAGATGTAGAGTTTACTTTTTGTTTATGTGGTATGTATAAAAATGGTCGTATAGGTATTCCACATCACTCTGATACTGTACCTACTCAAAAAGATCTTGTAGTTTCTATCTCGTTTGGTGAACCTAGGATCTTTCAATGGAAGCAATTCGATCGCCGCATAAAAACTAAAAGCAATACCAGTGAGATAAATACTGAAGACGCTAAAGTTATTAAACTAAATAATTATTTGTTAAGTCACGGTGATGTTATTATTT